ATTTTTTGGGTTTAATTTACAGTAAAATAAAAACAAACCATTGTCTGCACAAATTTGTTTCATTTCAGCTGTTACTGGTCCCGGGTTCAATTCTATCCCAACCAGTATAAGTTCACAGTCATCCCGAGCCAAAAGGGAGGATGATTTAGCACCTGTGTGTGCTTTGTTGCCTATAAGTCTAGCAACCGAACTCTCTGCAAATGTTGTATTCATTCTTGAGTAAGTAACACTAACGTAGTTTTTTATATCACGCTGTTAAAGATAACAGAACAGAGGAAAAGATACATCTGGGACCTGCTGAATCGATATCATATAATCGTTCAGCAAGTGGTGATGAAAGGTCATCACCTAAGCAGACATTGTCAAGATCCCCCTCAAACAAAGTTTGAGCTTGACAATCCCAACCATAGACCTGTTCTAATGCGAGCATGGTATCTTCAGTAGGGGGTGTGTGAGAGTAATTCATCTTCCAGTCCTCAAACCGGGAGGCGTACGGTGTTGCATCACCGCACAAATGTAAAATACGTTTGAGATAGCTTGTTAAAATTGGGTTGGGTGAACAAGCAACCATCAAACCCAATGCTGTTCCTTTAACCAAACTAATAGGATCAACATTGGGCGGTGGGTTAACAAAATAGCCAATTTTAGATAAGACTTTACCCACTTTAGGAACAAAATTCCAACCACCTTTTACTGGAATTAACCTATTAGAACAAAATTGTAGCATATTTGGATCATTACGATAAATTGCTTCGCTTGAAAACCCAAATTTGGCCATACCACTGACCCAATCGAATGTGTTTTGTTCAACATGATTCAAGGCATTGTCATCCCCTTGAACCAACATTCGAATACTTTTTTTTATTTCTTCCATTGTCTTACCTGTGAAATCATGATATAGGAAAATATGCATACATCCGTTAATTATAGAATTCATTAAAGATGTATAAGGATCGCCTGATTTCCTAGTATCTGCAACTTTGTATTTCCAACCATGTGTAGTTGCACCATGGGTGTTAATATTGGCACGCATGAGATCAAGCACAGCACGAGGTGCTCCAAATCTCCTACACAGCCACACTTCATACAATAACCATTGTTTACTCACAGAAGCATCAAAAGTGCCAATGTCATCCTCCAGTAGTCTTCCATTTAGGCTCATTAAATGATTGGCCATGTCGACGGATTTATTACCACTGGTAAAACAAATAAAGTTGCTTTTATCCCATCTTCTCTTGACACGGCTTTGTAAACTAGTTATCCAGGGCCCTACAAGCCGAGTAAACTGTGGTTGAGCTCCAGATATTAACCTTGGTGCCTTATTTTTCCTACCACGCCATGTACGATAGTTATTGTTTTCGATCTTAATAAAGGATTTCCTAGTGGTATATTGATAAAGTTGCTTACTTGACAATTTTGATTCTTTATCTATCCCTTCTCCATCCATTTGTTTCTTAATCCTATCAAGAGTCCTCTTGACCCCCGGAGCAGCATTGGATTTCTCCAAATATGTTTCCCAAGATACAGAGTCCACTTTGTGTATCCTTGGAAATATAGAATCATGATTATCCTTGAGCCAATTTATACATTTTGCTGTATAATGTTGGTCTACTACGGGCGTTTTTAATAGCACCCTAGCTTTCAAGGCCTCATGTTCATTATGTGCATTAGAAGCATAGGCCACTGGTCTGTAACCACCTGAGCCTATGCCAAACAAATGTTGATCAATTCCTACCAATTTTGGGTCTTTGATTTTTCCATCAATTCGACCCCGAAACACACATTTCCCAGTATCGTTTTGTGGCTTACTAACAGTTTCTGACAAACTGAGAGGAAATTTAGTAAGCCCACGATATTGTTTAAAATGGGATTGGCACATATGGCCGTGTTACAGCCACATTTATCATGCCTTTGTGTTTCCTGTGCTGCTCAACAGCACTCCCAGAAGAGAATATTGCACAACAAGCCAAGCTTATAGCGACAGGCGGCAAAAAGAATGAACTAATTACAGTACCCACCACACATAAGCTTGTGACAATTGCTGTTGGTATCAATGGATGCCAACTTTTATCATGAACAATTGAATTTATGCCTTGCATTTCTCCAAAACGACGGGAAAAAGCAACCACTGGAATATACATGGCTGCATTCACTTCATCTTCTGGTTTGTCAAAATGTATCGAGGACAGAATTTTCTTGGTTAAAACCACTGAGTTTAGAAAATTCTCCATTTTGACATCATGTAGCTTGTGGGCCCAAAATTTCTCCACTTCGCAAACAGCTACAGTTGGTAGACTCACTCGTACGAGGCCACCTTTAAAAAACACACCCCAATGAGCAACAAGAGGTGAGTCGCTAGAAAGTTTGTCTTTCCAAATACCATAAAAAGAACCGATAGGTACATCGTAATCCTCCATTTTGGCAACAAACTTCCGAACTTCCTTATCCCCAAACACGCCAACACATGCTTCTTTGGATTCGGCATAATACTTCTCTTTTGGTTGTGGATTGGGTCCAATCTCAACAGGGTACTCATGAATAACCACTTCGTGAGGATCGTCATCTATGTCCTCGTGAAAAACTACTTCATGAGGATCATGATCTCCGCCACCAACTGGTGGAATAGGAGGTTCTGCCTCTTTCAATTCTTGGAAGTTGTTATTAGGTTTATAACAACCAAATGTTGCATCAGCAACACTAACCCCAACCTTTCGCCATCTTTTTGGCATGGGATTGAGGTTCTTTTTTGGATTTTTGAAAGAAACATCTACATTTTCAGCAAAAGAAGTTGTTGGTAAGACAGGTCCTGATATTTTAGGTACCCATCGTTTCTCTTGCACAGTAAGATCCTTTATCTTACCGGGTTTAGGTCCTCTATGGACCTTCTTGACTGCATGAATGGGTCTTGCCCTCTCATTGTTGCCAAGTTTTTGCTGGGCACTCGAATCGCAGTTAAGACGAGAAGTGCCTCCGGCAGCATGTCGGGTTAAATCCTTTGCCTTTCGGCCGTGGCTAGATTTTGCCACCTCTGCTTTTAAAACTGATGTAGTCAACTTTGGGCGACTACCCCTTGGTCCCACGTGTTGGTTCGGCTATTCAAGTAGCTACGCAACATCTTTCGAAGTGTGGTCCCGATAAAAAGTTAGAGCGTGAAGGGAGAGTATTCACGGTTCCTGGGATACAAAAGCGCCCAGGTTCAGCACAACAGTCCTGACAACACAGCAAGAGACTACCCTTGTCGAAAAGGGTTACGGTCTCAATTACTCTGTTACAGCACAGTGAAATTCAGCTAGCTTGGCTAGCTTAAAAAACCAAATATAGCACTAACACACGAGTTGTTAGTACTACACCTGGTAAAAA